AGTTTACTATAATTGGTTTTTTCAAGATTTATTCGAGCATACGAATAGCTCACCAGTCAAACCTCCAACTAACAACATCATCTAAATTTTCTTTAGACCAATTATCATAATAACCCTTTGCATCAAGTGCAACACTAGCTTGATTTACTGTACTTAACCTTTGTACTAATACAAGAATACATTTGCCAAAATTCATTTTGACACCATTAATTATTTCTTCACTATCAGGATGGTCTTCTAAAGCAACTAAATCTGCTGCCATTACTGTATTATTAAATTCCATTATTAAATGATGTAAATCATAAGGTGTATAATTTTCAGTTGCTGTATATATACATACAACCTCTGCTGAATCATCCCAAGTATTAAACGTTTCTGATAATACTTCACCAATATTATCTGTCTCTACATATCTAACTAATGCATTTTTTGCGTATGGGCAAGGGGTATTGTTTAAAGTCTCATTGTGTACTGAGACGAATTCATTAATCCATTTTGTGATTTCTTCTATCATAATATAAAGTATTTATTATAAGAATGCGTAATAAGAATATTCGAATGTTACAACTGCTGTCAAATATTCTACATCAGTTATTGTGATATCAAATGGTAATGATGCAAGAGTTGTTGGGTAAGCATCAACAAATTTGATTTGTTTAGTTACATTGTTTGCTGAGTTCATTATAGTTAGAGTTAAGTCTCTAACATGATTAGTTGCAGTATGCACTGTCTCTACATTAGATTTTATCCAATCAAATATTTCTTTATAATTTAAAAGGTCTTCATCAATTAGATATGATATTTCAAATGTTCCAAAGTTTATTTTATCAGGAGCTCTTCCTACATTTAATTGTTTAAACTGTAAAGGCGCGCCTTCCGCAGTAACATCTGGTAACATCATTGTTTGAATAGTAAACTCTGCTCCAGAATATGTCTGGCTATCTAGAGTTAATACGAACGATGATGGGTTTAAAAAATTTGGCATAACTGTATTTATACGAAAAATTTAATAAAGTCATCAATAACTTCTTCTATATTTTCTAATGGTTCTTCATCTATAGCTTCAGCTAAGTCCCAATATTCTTCCATGTGTCCATTTAGCATTTTTCCTATATCAACATAATGAACTTTATGAGTAGGTCTATCATATGGTTTATCAACCTCAAGATATTTTTGCCATTCTATCCAGTCTTTTCTGTCATCTTGGTCTTCACCACTTTGGAATTTTTTTATAATAGTCCATCTATCTGCAAATTCATCTATCATTTCTGTTACTATAGGAACTATTACAACTTTTGGTTTAACTTCGTCAATAATATGTTGAAACAATTCTTGGTCAACAAGATTATGACTTTTTCTACAAGGATGATTAGGTATTACTTTTACACAATCTTTTAAAGCATTTGATGGATTTCGATTTCTGCTTTCTTCAAATGTTTCTTTCTTAAAACAATCATCGTCATCTACATACCAACCAGCTCCGTCAACAGTAACCCATTTAGTTTCTCCCCAACACTCACCACCAACACCCCAACCTTCCATATTATGTCTAACAACTTTTGGATATTGTGGAAAATTATTATGTTGGTTAATTAACCAAGTTAACCATGTTCCGGCTTTACCAGCTTCAAATAATACTAAATAATAATCCATGTAATATTTATACGAGTATAAAAAAACCCCCCTTGCGGGGGGTTAGATATACTAATTAAAGTATTATACTCCAGTGACTTTAATCTTTCTGTAGTATACGTTTGCGCCTGCACCAGCAGTAACAAATGGGTTGTCAGCCAAACCATAACGGGTTTTAAATCCGATACGTGGTTGGAAGTCAGACTCACCAATTGTCTTCATCATGCTTAATGGTACATATGGGCAATAGAACATTCCAGCGTCATAAGGGTTAGGACCTTTATAACCAACTGTGAAGTAGTCTATACCTGCATACGGGTCAACATAGACCTTAGTACGACCATGGATAGTACCAGCAAATAGTGAACCTGTGACATCACTGTCCATGTTATCACCACCTGTAATACCTAGGCCTGTATCAAGAGCGCCAGCTGAGTTAAGAGCAGAAGCTACACCATGTGAACAAATCACAAAGTTACCTTTTCCTCTACGAGTACTAGTAGCAATCACATTAGCTTCACGCTCGATTGCAGTAACAAGACCCTTAAACTTCTCAACAGACCAACGGCCGTCGGCATCAGTTGCAACAGCAAAAGTACCAGCAGAACCGTAAGCATATACGGAAGTTACAGAGTTAATGTTAATAGTACGGATAATTTCACGATTCATTTCAGCAAGAATCTCAGTTGACAAAATGTTTGCCAATTCAGTTTCTGCAGAAAGACCATGAACAGCCTTAAGATCTTGAGCCATCTCAATAGTGTACTCAGCTTTAAGAGCACGAGACTTTGCAGTCACAGTAGTCTTATCGATTGAGAACGCCATTTCAGGAATAGCGGGCGAACCACTAGTACCTAAAGCTTCAGCATCCGCTGTTGCCATACCAGTACCTGGTGTATAGTCTAATGCATCTGCCGGTGTATCAGTGTCAGCGGCGAAAATATCGTCACTAGCTGTAGCAGATGAAGTATCACCAGAAAAGTTGGTATTAGCTTCATTGAATAATGCTTCTGTACCACCCTGAGTCGTATAACGGCTCTTCATAGCAAAGATTAGACCAGTAGGACCAGTCATCGGCTGTACGCCAACTAAATCGAATGCTAGAAGTGCTGGAGTTGCACGACGGACTAAGCTAATTAGGACTGGGTCCCAATTTTCTACGCCACTACCAGTTTTATTGGCCGCAGCTGCTTCAGAAAGAGACTCGCGTTGAGATCTTTCTTGTGCAAAAGCTTTCTCTTGGTTCTCAAGAACAACTGCTGTAACCGCACGTCTGTGAGGATCTGCAATTAAACCAGCATCTTGTGAATCAAGTACAGGCTTCCATTTTTCCTGTAATTGTATTTGATTAATTTCTTCCATTAATATTCTCCTATGGATTGATTAAGTTCGCGACATCGCGTCCAAGTATCTCTGCATTTGATCAGATACTACTTGGGGTTCTTGTGAATCCTCGGTGATTGCATCTACTTCATCAGTAGACTCTGCCGGGGTATCTTTATTAAGGTAAGATTCCTTAATTGTAGCTACTTTCTTTGCAAAACTTTCATTATCATCAGCTTCAACAGCCTCAGTTAACTCAGTTAATTTTGCAGTTTCAGTTGCGGCTAAACCTTTACATGCTTCACGGATTATCTCTTGTCTTTCATAAGCTTTCACTTTTTCTGACAATTCAATATTCTTTTCAGTTGCATCATTTAGTTGAGACTTCGCATCTTTAGCTTCCTCAGATAAGTTATCCAAGATATCTCCTGCGTCAGCAGGAACATTGATGTGATGTTCACTAAATAATTGACCTAGTGATTGTATAAATGATTCAGTGATTTCAGATTTAAGAGAATGCTCAATTGCAACCTCGTTATCCTTCATCCAGTTTTCAACTACATATGTTAAGTAGCCGTCAACCTTGTCAACTAAATCTTCTTTAATAGCTTCAACTTCACCAGCCAAATCTGAAGAGTATTGCTCTTCTAATCTTGCGGTTTCAGCATTTACTTTTGAATTTAATGCAGCTTCGAAAATAGTTGCAGCTTTCTCTTTAAAGCCTTCAGACAATGAGTCTTCGTCTTTAACTAGAGCATCGAGGTCTTCTTTAAATTCGTCCTCTACTACTTCACCTTCAGAACCATCATCAGCTTTTACCTTTTTCTTTTTAATAGGTGTTGCTTTAGGTTCATCAGCTTCGGTCTTTTCAGATTTTTTAGCTTCTTTCTTGACCTTTTTATTTTCTACTTCTACATCTCCTTCGTCTTCATCGTCTTCATCGTCCTCATCTTCCTCGTCATCTTCCACCTTAGCTTTCGCTTTAGCTTTTTCTGCCGCCTCAAAGATTTCGTCAAGACCCTCTTTTGACATTTCTGCCAAAGAAGCTTTAATTGCTGATACTGTACGAGCTGCTGTTAGAGGTGCTTCTGGAATTATTAATTCCTCAGCGTCTACTTGCGTATCCTCAACAATAACCTCATCTACAGTTTCTTCAACAGTTTCGTCTTTAATATCAGACATTGTATTCTCCTTTAGAGATTATAGTTTAGAGAGGAAATGCTCAAAACCTGCAGTTTGTTTCTCTTCCGAGAAAGTTGCCTTAGGCTCTATCACTTCTGTCTCACCTTTTTCAATAGTCTTAGAATAATGACCATGACCATCCGCTTCCCAACTAACACCTTCCATAATGCCATTTACAAAAGCATTAGGTGCTGATGGGTCCTGAACGATATCAATAGTGTTAAGCATAAAATCATCCTTAACATAATTGGCACCATCTTTAAAATTAAGACTTCCCATACCACGACTTGACACTCCGAGTTGGACTCCACCTTCAACCAAACCTTTAACAATTTGACCCATAGGGGTATCTAAAATAAGTGCCTTTCCCATCACATTATTGCCGTCCCATTTAAGTTCGGTAATTCTGTGAGAAACTTTATCCAAATTAATGGAAGGGCCATCGGGGTGATTTAGTTCACCAACCGCACGTCCCGTAATAACTTGTTCGTTGACAAATCTGTCAACAGCATGAGTAAGAACTTCCCTGGTATAAATCCTACCATTCTTATTCTTATTCTCAGCTTGCATGAATACACCTTCTAAGAATGTATTCTTACGCCCATTTTTGCCTTCCTCGATTGTACAACCGAGATTCTGGGCGGTATATTCGGTAATCAGTTTCATTTATGCTCCCATTAAATTGATGAAATCTTTAAGAGATCTTTCAGCACTTGCCATATCTTTATAGTTATCCATCTTTATACCATCGATATATAGATTAAATTTAGTCGTTATGACTGCTGAAGTTTTCTTCTTCCGTCCAAGTTTGGTTAATTCCTTGGCTACCTTTTCACCTTTAGGGAGTTTTAATTTAGCTTCAATTACTTCATTAAAAGATTCTTTAAACGTTAGCATCTGTTGTAGCTTCCCCTTCTGGTGTTTCCACGGCAGCAGGTTCATCGACTACTGGCGCATCTTGAGATGCTCCATACATTTTTGAAGCAACTTCTTGTTTATGATTATCCAACGCATCGAGTATTTTATCATGCATAATACTATTAAATGTATTATTACTCTTTTGTGCGTCGCCCTTTTTTATATTATCAATTAAATTTCTTGTACTCATAATGTCTCTGTATAGTATTTATAAATTTTGTTATTTTCAGGAATATTATCTGTCACTACCAGATAAACTTCCGATTAGGTCAGGGTTAACAGTGGTCATTGGGTCTTCGATATTTTGCTTATCGATATCCTTAATCTCATCATCAGTCAACTTAAGAATATTACGGCGTACCCACTCCTTAGACCAGAACGTACCGATGTATTCATCCATCATTTGTATCATTTCTATTCTTTCCTTAAGGATTTCGCTATCTTTAAGTTCAGAATAGTAATTATCGCGAGCATATTCGACTGTTATGCCCTCTCTTATATTAACCCAGTCACTTGGGACAATGATTTTTTTAAGAATCAACTGTCTTTTTAGTGCTTCGTAGAATAAATTTGAGAATTTATTACGACAACGGTCAATAAATTTTTGAAATTTGAGCTCATCACGTGTGATTTCTGATGATCTACCAACAGAAAATGCGTCGCTTTGTTCTAAACGACTCATTGGAATGTTCAAAGCTCTATATAATTTGTGCTGAAAATACTGAATATCTTCAATTTCACCTAGGTTTTGACCACCCGGAAGTGTAGATATCTCAGTTCCTCGACCACCTTCTCTACGTGGTAACCAAAAATCTTCCATAACATTACGGTGAACCTTCTCATCTTTAAGATTACCTGTGGTAGGGTCGTATACAATCTTGTTACGATACCTATTCATAACATTATTAAGATATTCCTCGGCTTTACCTTTAGGTAGATTACCAACATCGATATAGAATATACGACGTTCAGGTGCACGACTTATACGATAGATGACCAGTGAGTCTTCCATCATACTTAATTGGTTTAAAGGTTTAAGTGCTTTCTGTAAATAGCCTATAACCCTATTGCGTTCTTCATTTAATAGACCTGAATTAACTTGAATAATAGAATCAGGATGAATTTTTAAACCTTCACTATTATTACTCATTGCCTCATCTTGATAGACGTAATATTCTTCACCATCTTTAATGATATCAGCCCCGGTCTTAGGGTCTCTAACCTTTTCTACTTCTTTAATCTTACGAATTCTAATAGGATCTATTTGTCTTAGCTCAAGTATACCAGCATCTGCTTTGTTTTCATTAATAATAACATGAAAAAATAAACGTCCATCTACATACCAACGTCTAAATGTATCATAAGCTGTATTACCAAAATTAGTTAAATTTAATAATCTATCAAACTCTTCTTGAATCAAATCTTTAACACTATCCTTTTGTTCAAGGTCATCAAGGTTTAATTTAACAACAGTACCGGTTTCATCTGTAATAGCTTCATTACATATGTCTTCAATCGCCATATCCACTTCTGGATATGAAGATATCTGACGATACTTCATTATTAATTCTCTATCATTTTGGAATTTATCCCCCTGTAAGTCCATGTACTGACCAAAGTATCCGCCAGTTGGGGAAATTTCATATGCGCCGTCCTCGTTATCTGGAGCAAACGATACGGGTTTTTTCTTTTTTTCAATAGCTTTTCTTTTAAATTCAAAGCCAAAAAAATTTCTGCTGTTATCTGCCATTTAATATCCTAAAACACTCTTTTCTAAATATATTTATAACACTTAGAAAAGAGTGCCCTAAGGCACTCCTTTTAAGTTATTATCGATGATTTACGTTGTCTTATCAGACTCCCAATACTGTACTTGTAACTCAACTTCAAACTCTTCGATAACATTTTCTTGGTCATATCCTAATTCAATAGCTCCTAAAGAAGTTGGAAATGTACCTCTAATGTTATAAGTTTTCTTTACTGTACCATCTTTATCTAATTGCTCAACAGACATATCAGCCATATAAGAACTTGGTTGTGTTAACCCAGTATTCTCTTTATGTTGATTGATGCCGTTCATCCATTGTTCAAAAGAATTACGTACATTAAAGTCAGTGTCGTTTATCACAGTCACTGACCATGGGTCAAACGTTCTGTCACCAGCAATTTGCAAATTACGACCCCTAAAAGGAACCGCTATTGGTGCAATTGTGCTTGCCGGCAATGAACTTGCTCGACACATGTAAGATGCTAAAGACACATCCGCAGTAACATAGCTTGGAAAGCTCATTGTTACTTTGAATAGATTAGGTCTTGCACCGCCGCCAGTTAGTTTGGCCTTCATATCATCTACGCCTAAGATAGCCATCTTTAATTACCTCCTGCAATTTCACTAAACTCTACACCAGTTCTAGTAGCGATAAAGTTAAGTGTAATGAAGTTAATAGAACGAGCAGGCTTGACATAAATATCAGCAACAAACTTGTTGGTATCTATAATAGCACCAGTGTTATTAGTACCATCACAAACAACCTTAAAGTCTGTAATACCCCTACGACCCATAACGTCTCTTAAGAAAGGCTCAACCATGTTTCTAAATTGTGCCCTCGTAAACTCATCATTAAATTCGAATAATGATGCTTTCGATGCTGTAGATATTGCTTTCTCCAATACAATAAACAATCTACGTACGTTAATTCTATCGAACGCTGATGGTTTACTTTGTAAAGTTTTGTCACCAAATAATACTGTACCCGACCCAGGAAATGTTACAATTGGGTTTACACCTGTCTTGTACAAGTCATCCCTTTCGGCTTGGGTTGGATTAAATGCTATTTTAGTAACATTTCGAACATTACCACGTGTAAATCCAGCGGGTGAGAACCAAGCATCGGCGACTAAGTCAGCGTTAGCTGTTAGTCCTGCTGTGGAACCTGCCGCACAAATCCAACGATATACATCATTGTATTTGTCATACACATATAGAGAAGTTGAATCTGCAAAGCCATAAGACGTGTTGCCTACTCCTGTTCTCCATGTACCTACGTCAGTAGTTTGTGTAGTGTTATTTACTGTAGCCGCTCTTTCCGGTGAGACAAAGCCTACCGCATCTTTTCTTGCTGTTGCTAAGTCAACAATATGTTTACTTAATGTAATGTTATTAGTCGCACTCAATCCTGAGTTTGCCTGGAACACTAAGTTTACATCAATTGTTTCTGCATCAGCAAATTTATTGTACATCAAAGTAGTTTCACCTACTGTTAGTACATTATCATCAGCACCACCTGAAAATTCATTATACGCGTGTGCGACACGAGTAAATGCATTTGATGTGGCTGATTCCCCAGCGTCTGTTAAAGTTGCTGGATGATTACCGACAAAGACCCACTTAGATCCATTATTGATAACATCTTTATAGTATAAAGACGTACCGTCAGTACTTTTAACATCACTTGCTTGACTTAAATAACTCCAAACCTCTAGTACTTCGTTAGCTGTACCAGTGATTGTGCCATTTGTATCATAAACAAGTAAGTGAATTTCATCATTTGAGCCGCCTACCGCTGCTGCTCCGGCTGATGTACCGGGGGCGGATTCTACATTAGATTTCCACCAGTCAGACCCGTCAAAACTTGTCGCGTCTGTTGCGTATGCTATTCCGAGCGCATTGCCTGTGACTCCAGGAAAACGAGCTTGTGCCCAGTCTCCTGCAGCAGGTGTCTGCGAACTGAATGCATCTGCATTTTTAGTTAGAATTCCAGTGCCTGACGCCGTAGCGTTAAGTGCTGAACCTCCAACAGCTCTGACAACTTTTAATGCGCTGCCATAGCTTAGAAATTGGGCTGCTGTCAAAACACTTTCAAATGTTTCTGCTGACGGCTTCCCAAATTTGTCGATTAAGTCTTGTTCACTCGTCACGGTACATACTTCCTCAGCAGGACCCCACTGGAATGCTCCAGCCATAGCTCCTATAGTTGATGATGTAGACGGTACAACATTAGTTAAATCGATTTCTTTTACCTGTACTCCAGGTGAGACTAGAAATGCCATTTATATCCCCTTGTCATGTTATTTATAAGTTTGCATAATAAGATATTTTCTCAATATACTTATTTATATTAACTAAGGTTTCCATGTTTCCCAGCCTTCACCAAATGGATGTGGTGGTTTTAAAGGTTCAGGCAGATTACCCACAGGTATAACTTCATCTTCTAATTGTTGAACCTTTTGCTTATATAACATACGTTTTAAGTCAACATCTGTTGCTTCTGCAAAGAATGGAGTAGATGTGAACCATCCAAACATAACTAAATTCATCATTAAGTCATCGTGTGCATTGTGGTCAGCCTCATATGAAGACCCTTTTGCAACAAATGTGCTCATCTCTCTTATAGTTTCTTCATCATTTATTACTAACTTGTGCTGTTCCATTATATCTTTTATGTTTGAACAGCCCATTCTTTTAATTTTTCTAGTCATTGTTACACCAATAGCATTAGCTTTAATCATAGACTCTACAAATACGTTCTCATATTCTAGGTCATAATATAAACCATTACATACCACTTGACCTGCATCATTTGATTCAACCACTACATAACATAGGTTATAATGCTCAGCATATTTATATAATATATCAGGTAATAATAAAGGTGATACTAGATTATCTCGATATGTGCATACCTGAACGAATGGATTTGTACTCACATCTATAACAGTAAACGTGGAATAATCCATTCCTCTGCCTTTAGATACATCTACAAACATTAAATAATTATGTCCTTCTTTAGGTTGCTCCCAGATTTTAATATTATTAGTTATCTCTTCAGGATTTCTTGCCCTTAAAGCCAATAAACAATCAGCTGATATAAGAGTATTACCTGTACCATGGAATGAGTTGCCAAATTCTTGGTCAAACTGAAGCTGAGAAGTATTTTCTATGGTCATCTTCTTCCATTTCTCATCTCTTCCTGGTACATCCCACCAATCTACGCGGAGGTTTGTAAATTCATTTGTTCCTTGAAGAGCTCCTTCATATAATTTATGGAATATATTACCAATACCATTTGCGGTAGATGTGATAATAATCTTAGATGTTTTACCAGATGATATTACTGGATATGTTGAAGTATAAAATTGTGTAGCATTCTCTACGAATGCAAACTCATCGAGGTATACTAAATTAAGTGACATACCACGAACTGAGCTTGATGATGTAGCGGCCGCTACGATTCTTGAGTTGTTAGAAAATTCAATAGACCTTTTATTGAGAGCTCTACATCCTGGTTGAAGAAAGAATGGTAGATGTTCTAACATAAGTGTAACACGTGCAAGCATTTCCCTTGCAATAGCTTCTTTGTTAGCTAGAATACCTACTACTTGTTCACCTTTAAAAATCGTATACCATAATAGATAGGCTACAGCAGCAATTGATTTACCACTTTGACGACATGCAAGAACAATATTAAATCTATGTGCTTCAAATTGTTTAAACATATCTTCTTGATATGGATATAATTCAAATGGTATTAATCCTTTATCAAGATGTATTATTTTACAATGCTCTTTTGCAAAATAGCTAGGGTCTTTAAGACATTTATTATATTCAACTAATTCGTCTTTAGTCCATTCATGTTCTACATCAGCACCCCTAACATTAGGGTTGCCAAGGTACATACTCTCTCTACCCATCTGGTTCCTGTTCGATTACTACTTCATCACGTAGCATTTTTTGTAGCTCGGCAGTAGAACCTATGAATACATTATTGTTTGTTGGGTCTCTGGAAATAGCTGGTAAGTCTTCTTTATCAACTTCCTTTTTACTTTTATGAAGTTTAAGAATTTTCTCCCCGATTTCGGCGTTGTTTTTAATTAATTGACCTAGTACTTCAAAGGCTCTCGGATGTTCTGATTCACGGGCAAGGTCTAACATAAGCTCAATTGCTTCATCTCCTTGTTCGGCTAAATCAAAAAGTTGTTTCCTTACGTCCTCGTAATCCTGGTCAACCTTCTGTAGGGTGCTCATAATATGTGTTCCATAAATCTAATACTCCTGCTGCGGTTCTACTCTCTTCTTTATTACCGCCTGTGTAAGGTATAGCAAGTTGTTCATCAATTAAAACTTGATTGGCATCAACGATACCATCTTTTGTTGAGATTGAAAGAGTACCTAATATCCTTCCAAACTTTCCTTTCTTTTGTTTCTTAGTAACTAATGTAAATTCTCCATTAGCTTCTTCTAGTAATTGTGATAATCTAGCACTAGAGGCTTTACCCCATGATTTCTCAGCTAGGTTTCTTGTTCTACTCTCAGGAGTATCTATACCCATTAAACGAATCCTTTCTTTAATAAATATTTTAAATCCTAAGTCTATCTCTGCATCAACGGTATCACCATCAACGACTCTAAGTAATGTTGCTTTATAATTATACATTGTTATACGTCCGTGTCAAAAAAGTTAATGGTTTCAGTATATGGTTCTTTGAAACCGCCTGCGCCATCAGGTGTAGTGGTACCATCTATAGCTTGTGTCTCAAACTTATGAGTTGTAGGGTCAACATTTTCTGAATAATCAACTTCAGTTTCAAGAATTTGTTTACTCTTACCAATGCCCCTATAATATCTAATACGAGTTGAGAATTCTAATGTATAAACTATAGCTCTTCGCGTAACTAAATCACCCTCATAATCATCATTTACTGTAACACTCTCTAAAACAATTGGAGTGTCTGTCTTGATATCCATATCTGGAATATCTTTAATTGTTACTGTATATTCTGGCTGAAACATTGGAAGTATCTGCTCTAATAATTGCAGAGCTTCATCTTGTGTTTTAGCAAGAATATTTAATTCGAATCCAATCTTATATACGGCTGGTGCACCTAACTTATGCAATTGAAGTGTATCACCCGTCACAACCTTTTTATAATTTTTATGTTTAGATACACGTGCATTGGCATCATATTCAAAAGAAGTTATCTCAAAAGATATACGTGGAAGTTTAATAGCTACACCAGGGTCACTCATTTGTTCTGACATACGTGCAAGAACCTTACTCCTAGGTGCATAAGCTAAAGGAACTTTAATTTTTTGAAGAACTTTATCGTTAGAATCTCTTTTATGGACTTCTAAATCATTGAATAAAGATCCAAATACCGAAACCATGCGACGAGTCGATTCATTATACCACCAATTATCAAACATTATGGGTCTCCGAATGGATTAACTTCTGAGAAGTCTATGATTGAATCACCCTCTAATTCGAACTCATCATTATCAGCAAATAAGTCTCGGTTATATTCAGTCTTAACGGTGCCTGTTAAGTCAACTGTAATCTCCCTTGATGAACCAGATGTTTGACCAACAAGTAAACGTGTAGCATGTACTGCTGGTTGCATAAATGTACCATCACCATTATCAGATTGATGTGGAGATACAAGCAATAGTGTATATGTTTCCGTATCTACTTTTTCAAATCCAGCTACCTTCGCAATTATATTAATATTTGTACCACCATCATCTGTCGAACCAGTAAATTGATGAACATACTCACCTATTACAAATTCATTTGTGTTGGCCGCTGCTGTAGTTGTATATGAATAAGAGTTAGCATTAATTAATTCTATGTTATCTATTTCAGGCCAGCCTGTATCAAAATTCTGGTCATTATATTCAAACATTTCAGCATACATTGTATAGATTGGTAAGTCTGCTAATTGATAGAATGGTATTTTAGGTTCTACATATTTAACTTCAAACAATCTTCGTGACATTGTCATATATAATAAATCACCTTCAGCCGGTTTAGTATTCTGAATATTTCCAAATTCTAAAGCTAAATTTTCACCTACTACACTATGCCAACGTTTCTTAGGTACAATAAATGTGCCTTGGTCTCTAATCTCTAAGCCAAATTTACCTAATAGATTACCATCACCCTCGAATCCATCGACGTTTTCTAAATACATTTCTATTGGATAGGCGTGACGATATTGATTTAAAGTTTCATTTAATAAAGCATCTTCATAAATTTGTTCACGTGGAATGTATACAACATCCTGCCCGAAAATTTTTACAGATTCAAGTACAAGATCTTCATAAAGGTCCTGTTCAGATTTTACTGCACCTGAAAAGTATACGCTTGTAGCCATTAATTATCCCATTAAAAAGTTGTCTGGAGCCATCCACATCAACCTACATTCTTCTTCTAATTCTTTGAGTTCTTCTATTGCGTCATCAAACATTTGTCTACCATTCATTGTTATGCCACCTGGTAGTTGAAACCCTTCAAACTTCATCATGTTTGCGCCCCATTGACGTTTAATTAATGCACAAAGGTATTTCTTTAAATATAAATCATTATATACATCTGTATAAGTTGTTGGGTCTATAATAGAATATGCTTCAATAACTATATAGTTTCCAGCAGCAAGGTCACCAAACCCTTCGTCCATATGAAGTCTATTCATATGTCTGCTAAACCTAAGATGTTCCACACTATTTAAACGAGACTCAATTAAAGATAAATGTTGTAGTGATTGCTCATATGATTGTATTTGAGTTGCCATACCTTGAGTCATAAAGACATCATTAAGTCTCATATGATAACCCATGTCAAATAAGGAACTAGAGTGTGATTGACCACCGCTTAACATCTGTAAAACGGCCGTAACATTATCACTAACTGTAATATAATTATTAGTTATATCAGCAGCAGTAAGTTCATGCTTTAAATACGTTCGAATGACAGCATCTGAATGGAATTCTTGGTAGAATTGTATTGCATCATCAGTACGGTCTTCTATTTGGTCATCGTCTACATTGATTTCAATTACTGGAGAGCCTAAAGCTCTTAAAGCATATTCTTGTAATGTAGCTCTTGTAGTTGGTTTTGCCATATCATTTCCTTATTCTATAATGTTATTTATATAAACCTTACCATCCAAAGTACTTTTGAACCTTTCTAATATTGTCTCCGTATTTAGAATCCATTACTTCAGCGGCAATTGTCTCGAAAAGAAGGTGAACTGGCGAGAGATCGAGTATTTTAGTAACAAGACTTTTTGATGGTATATAATGAATTTGAAAGAAACCACCACCAGTAATATTTAATCTTTTTAATGTTTTTGCATCTGCTCCACCTTTCTTTTTATGATGGTCTCTTATGTATATTGCTTTTGAAGCAGTTACATCTCCTCGACCCATTGCCACAAAATCAGAATCTTTAGACTTTGGCCAGTGAAGATGTATTAATGCTAAGGCTAACATCTCATCATAATTTAATAAATTCATATCTACAATATGATCATATTTTCCCTTATTAATTCTGTCTCTAAGGTTAGTAATAAACCAAGGTGTCTTCATTTCTTTACCTGGAGGAATTCCAAACGGTGACCAATCCCTTGTATCTTTCCTATCATTAAATCTATCTAAATGATTTTCATATAATTGT